AATATAATCCAGTTCAAAAATTAGATAAAACATTGACAAACGATGAAATTATAGAAAAAGTTAGTGGTGGAGATATGACAAAAGGTTCTTGTTCATCATTAGGTTTAGCATATATTGCAAATAAAAATGGATTGGATGTACTTGATTTTAGGGGTGGTGCAAGTCAAGAATACTTTTCAACAACTTCTAATATTTATAAAATTTCACAACTTCCTGGTGTTAAAAGTGTAGTTGATGAAAACATGAATGACATTATGGGAACAATGAATTTATTGAAAACAGTAGAAGAAGGAAAAGAATACTACTTGGCAACAGGAAGTCATGCAGCAATTATAAGAAAAATTGAAAACAAATATCAATTTTTAGAATTACAATCACCAAAAGAAAATGGATTTAAGCAATTAACAACAAATATTTTAAAACAAAGATTCCAATGTAAACAAACACATTCGATACAAGGTATAAAAATTAAAACAAAAAATATTTTAATGGAAGTTGATTCATTCAAAGATAATTCTGAATTTGAAGAAATAATGGGTTATATAAATACATCTGCAAATAAACAAATAAAGGGGGTAAGTGGAAGTGAAAAATAATTTTTATAAGAATAATGATACTGACCAAATATGGTGGGTTGATAATCCTGAAAAAATTGGTGAACACTTATTTACTTTTGATAAAGAAAAAATTTACAATTTATTTGAAGACTATCCATATAAATTAACAAAAGAACAAAAAGAAATATTTGACAAAGAAAATCCATATTGGAAAGATTTTTTCAAAGATAGAAAATAGAAATTTGATTTTTATTTAATTTTGTTATATACTCTTGGAAAAGGGGGTTTTATAATGAAAAATAAAAAATGTAAGTTTTGTAAAACAGAAATAGACCCAAAAGCAAAAATATGTCCAAATTGTAAAATGGTTCAAAAGAATCATGTTGGATTATATGTGTTTTTATGTTTTATTATTTTTATATGTATTGGTGTTGCAGCAGTATTAAATACAAGCAACACAATTGATAATAATTCAGCAAGTAAAAATTCAGAACTTATCACATTAGAAGAATTCAATCAAATTCAAAGTGGTATGACATATGAACAAGTAAAAGAAATAATTGGTTCAGATGGAACATTAACATCTGATACAAGCATCGGTGATGAAAAATATCATACACAAATATTTACATGGTATGGAAACAAAATGACAGGTGCAAATGCCAATGTTACATTCCAAGGTGGAAAAGTAGTTGGAAAAGCACAAGTTGGCTTAAAATAAGGGGTATAACTTATATTACCCACTAATTAAAAATGCTTATATGGGCATTATATAAGGTGAAAAAATTGCCTATTTTAAAGGAAATTACAAGTTTTTTGTGATTTCCTTTTTTGTGGGAAATTTTTACATAAATGACCTGGTGGATGTCGAGAAAAGACACAAATATCAAAAATTTATGTGGAGCGAACCACGAGAAAAAAGCGAGAAAGGATTGATATATTATGCAAAGAAAATTTTTAGAAGATTTAGGAATTACAGACAAGGACACAATTGACAAAATCATTGATGAAAATTCAACAGACATTGGAAAAGCAAAAGGGGAATTGGAAACAGTTCAGAAAAAATTGACAGATGCAGAAGCGGAAGTCGAAACATTAAAAGGTCAAGTTTCAGAAAGAGATGGTCAACTTGAAACATTAAAGAAATCAACAGGTGATGTTGAAGAATTAAAGAAACAAATTGAAACATTACAAACTGAAAATAAAACCAAAAATGAAGAATATCAAGCAGAAATCAAAAAAATGAAAATTGATAATGCAATTGATGCTGCACTTACTGCTGCAAATGCCAAAAATAATATAGCAGTAAAAGCATTATTAAAAGATTTGGACAAAGCAGAATTAAGTGATGATGGAACAGTAAAAGGGTTACAAGAACAAATTGATGGACTTGTTAAAGGTGAAGATACACAATTCTTATTTGATTCTAAAAAGCAACAAACCAAATTCAAAGGTGCAGAACCTGGAAAAGGTGATGTTGATGATGTAAACGATGACAATGTTGATTTGTCAAAAATGACTTATGATGAAAGGGCAAAATATTTTGAAGAACACCCTGACATAGAAGTCTAAAAAATTTTAATTTTATTGTATCTAAAAAAGATACGGAAAGGGAAAGGTGAATTCAAATGGGAAAATTTGATTCAAAGAGCTTTAATGAAAAAGCATTTAAGTATTCTGTTGAACATACAAGAATACCAAATTTAAAAACAAATGAACTTAAAAAATCAAAGGCTTTAAAAGGAAGTAAAGATATTAGGGATGTGTTTACATCTCAAAATGGTACTGTTTATGCTGAAATAGCAATGAAAGGTTTATTGGATGGCGAAGCAGTAAATTATGATGGTGAAACAGACATCGAAGCTACAAGCACAAAAACATTTAATCGTGGTGTTGTAGTTGTAGGTCGTGCAAAAGCATGGACAGAAAAAGACTTTTCAGATGATGTTGCTGATGAAGATTTCATGGGTAATGTTGCTGACCAAGTTGCTGAATATTTAGATGGTTTAGACCAAGACACAATACTTGCAGTATTAGCTGGTATTTATAATATGACAGGAACAAAAAATAAAGAATTCGTTGATAAACACACATATGACATCACAAGTAAAACAGGTGATGATGCAAAAGTTGGTCAAACAACTTTAAATTCTGCAATGAATCAAGCATGTGGTGCTAATAAAAAGAAATTTACAATGGTATTTATGCACAGTGATGTTGCTACAAACCTTGAAAATTTAAAATTAGTAAAACATCTTGTATATACAGATGCAGAAGGTATTGAAAGACCACTTGATTTAGCAGCATGGAATGGAAAAATCGTTATAATAGATGATGATATGCCAGTAGAAGAAGTTGCAAAATCAGGAGATGTTGAAGCATATACAAAATACACATCATATGTTTTAGGTGATGGTGCTATTGATTATGAAAACATTGGTGCAAAAGTACCATATGCAATGGCAAGAGATGAGAAAACAAACGGTGGTGAAGATACTTTATATGTAAGACAAAGAAAAGTATTCGCACCATTTGGAATTTCTTATACAAAGAAATCACAAAAAACAAATTCACCAACAGATGAAGAATTAAGCAACGGTGCAAACTGGGAATTAGTTCATTCAGGTGAGTCAACAGTATCTGAAAGAAGTTACTTAAATCACAAAGCTATTCCTATCGCAAGAATAATTTCAAAAGGATAATAAAAAGAAAGATGGTGAAATTATATGGATGATTCTGATAAAAAAGAAGATTTAAAACCTATAATTGAAGACATCATAAATACAATAAATGAAGAAGAAGTCGATGAAAATTTTGTTGAAAAAGTTCTTCAAAGGCTTCTTTCTTTGAGTTATACACCCAAAGAAGAAGATTCCTGGGTAATAGCTTTTTGCATACAAAAGGTTGAAAACCATATAAAAAATTCTTGTAATGTTTTTTCAATTCCTGATGGATTGATTGAAATAGCAATTGATAGAATTTGTGGTGAATTTTTATTTTCTAAAAAACAAAGTGGACAATTAAGTAATGAATTTGATTTGGATGTTGCAGTAAAACAAGTTCAAGCAGGTGACACAAATGTTACATTTGCAGTCAATGAAGGTTCTGAAACTACTGAAACAAGACTAAACAAATTGATTCAATACTTAATGAGTATTGGGGAAAGTGATTTTGTATGTTATCGACAAATCAAGTGGTAGCAGTAAGAAAAGCAATCGAACTAACCTATGATTGCACTTGTAATGTTTTAGAACATCAAAAATATCTGAAAGAAAATAAATCGACAGGTTTTGAAGATGTTCAAGTTTTAGAAAATCAAAAATGTAAACTTTCATTTGAAAGTATCACAAATAATAATCAAGATGATGTAAAAGCTAATGTCATTCAAAGTACCAAACTATTTATATCACCTGAAATAACAATAAAACCAGGTTCAAAAATTGATGTAACTGATGTAATGGGAAACACTACTTCATATAAGAGTAGTGGAAAACCTGCAATATATCAAACACATCAAGAAATTGTGCTTGAATTGTTTGAAAGATGGTCATAGTTATGGGAAGTTATGGAAGTTGTAATTTTGATGGCTTAAAAGATTTGAAAAAGAAACTTTCAAACCTTGAAGAAAAACAAGTTGATGAATTCATGGAAGCATGTGCCAAAGAACTTGCTGCAAGATTACTTGCAAAAGTAATTAAAAGAACACCAGTTGGACAATATCCGAGTGGTTCAGGAAAAGTTGGTGGCACATTGCGAAGGGGTTGGACAGCTGGAAAAAATCAAAATGCAACCAGTTATGCTAATTCATTAAAAATAGACCATATAGGTGATACATATAGAATTGAAATAACAAATCCAATTGAATATGCATCATATGTTGAATATGGTCACAG